CGCCGTAAGCCCGCAGGCTATAAAGCCCCACCAGTGGAAGAGTGTCCGAGTGGTTTAAGGAACCGGTCTTGAAAACCGGCGTGCGGGAAACCGTACCGTGGGTTCGAATCCCACCTCTTCCGCCATAACTCATTGATTTTATTCGATAAATCGCCATTTTTGCGGTTTTGCTACAAAGTTTGCTACAACAAGCAACTTTGGCAGGACGCACAGACGCGTCCAGAATATCATTTCAAAAGAACTTTCCGCCGGAATTTGTTTTCAAAGCAAGTTTTTGAATTTGCAAGTAAATTTCTGATATCTGTTGACAACCGGCGCGTAATACGTCTATTGTTAAGCATCAGACCCGCAGGAGCTACCATGCCCTGCTCTAAACGTCTGGTTTTTTACTCCAACTGTCACTTTCTGAGTCGTCACAAGCGGGAATAGTCCTTGCTTTGCGAACGCGTGACCCGTTTTCAACTATGGAACATTGATCTATGAACATTGACTACATCACCCGGCGCGAATCCGGCGCCTATTGTTTTCGAATGGTGGTGCCCCCGCCGCTTCGAGGTAAGTTTGGCAAGCGAGAAGTTTGGAAGTCGCTGAAGACCAACGACAGGAAACAGGCGCTCATAAAGGCGGCTCCACTAATCCAGTTTTGGTCGAATTTGTTTTCGAGCGGCGAAGCCCCTTCAGAAGAAGTCATCACGTTTGACCAAGTGAGCGGCACGGCGGCGAAGCTCGGCTTTGAATATCGCTCTGCTCAAGACATTCTTGCCGCCTCGATCCAAGATTCTGTCGGGATGCTGAAGGAACGTCTACAGGCATCGCAGCCTATCAGACGGCGCAACAAGGCTGAAATTGCGTCGCTTGCCGGTGTTATGGACGTGCCGGGTATGACCATGAACCAAGCCCTCAAACGCTATGAGGAGCTTAGCCCGGACAAATTCATGAACTATTCGGATGAGCGCGAAAGGTACAAGCGCTGGCGTCCGTTCGTTCAAGCAGCCAAGTCGTTCACGGAAGTCATGGGCGATGTCGACATCCTGACACTCAAGCCGAAAGATTGCTTCAAATATAAAGCGGCATTGGTCCAACAGGTCGCTGATGGCAAGCTAAAGGTCGACTCGGCTCGCAAGAAGATCATGTGGCTCCGGTTGATCCACACTAAGGTTCTGGAAATTGACGCTCCGGACCTACTCCCCTGCCCTTGGGACCGTATCACGATTGAGGGCGACGGGTCCGAGAAAGGCAAGCGCAAGCCATTCACTGAGGACGAAATCAAGCTTGTCCGGGAGAAACTGGATAACAGTGAGGCGAGCAAGCAGCTTATCGCCATCAACTTCATCTCGATGAACACCGGGGCGACCTGTAAGGAACTCACCCATCTCCATAAGGACGATATCGTTCTTGATGCGCCTATCCCGTACATCGCCATCAGACCAAACGCGAACCGCAACCGCGTCAAAGGGAACGGAACCCGTATCCGAGAAATTCCACTGATTGGTCGTGCGCTTGAGGAGATGAAAAAATTCCCTCACGGCTTCGATGAATTCTGCCGAAACAACGGGTCCGAAGACCTGTCGCGACTGTCGAACGACATCATCAAGGGCGTTGTGAAAGACCGCACGTTCTACAGCTACCGGCACAGAATTGCCGACGTTCTTCGCCGTAGCGGATGTCAAGACACCCTGAAGGACAGCATCATGGGGCACACATCCAAAGGGATGCAAATGCACTATGGCGCGGGCTACACGCTCGAAAACAAGCTTGAGGCATTGCTGAAAGCTCTGCCTGAAGACAATCGATAAACCACCACATCAACAACCAGAGACATATGATCTAACGCGACGGCGAAAGCCACCTTTTATACGATGAAAACGGGTCATATTCCGGACAGGAATATGCGAAATGCAAGGAACAAACGCTTACGAAGAACTGATCATCAACGACAAAATGAGGACCGAATTCTTTCGGTTCTATGACGGCTTGATTGACGACTTAAAGAGGTTTGGCTTCGCCGAAGCCGCCCTTACACATGCAAAGAACCGGAAGCGAATCCGAGATGAATTAGCGCTTCTCGACTAACAACATGGAAGAATGATGGACATGACCGAAATCGTACTGACGTGGTGGCAAGCTGCCGGATTGGCGATGCGTCTGAACGAAATCCCGAAGGATGATGATTATATCGCCCGATTTGGCGCAAAGAGAACCCGGTTTTAGCGCCGGGTTTTTCTTTGCCTACTTCATGCCGCCTATTGATCAGGCTTCCCCTTCATTGCCTCAATCAGGCTTGGAAGCAATTCCGGTTGGAGGAATGACACGATAAGGAAGATGACGACGATCCAGCTTATCGAGATCGTCAGCGAACTGAATGTAATTTCCATTTTGAACCCCGCAAAAAAGTGCGTCAGTACCGTTATCTCGCTATGAATCGTGGCTGCAAACACTAAATATAGTATTCGCCACTGAGTTAGCGCAGTCCCAGTCGTGTTTATTTTTCACACGCGCGTTTCCATAACGCGTGGAGGCGACGGAAGGTTTACGATGCGGAGCCGATTCCGCTAACAGGTAAGCTTTTCGTCACGGTTGACTCTCTCCCTGCATGGTGAGAACATATAGAGAACTTAGGGCGAGCCTACCCTACCGAATCTACAGATTTTCATTGATTGAACACGCTTCGGCGTGAAGGAGTTTATCGTGTCTGCTGTTGAGAAAGAGACTGAAAAAGATCAAGCGCGAACCGAACTTGAGGACGTTCTTTCCTATCACGGTGGAGACGCTCTTGCAGCGGTTCAGACCCTTCTCAACGATTGCCGGAAGCTTAGAGGGCAATTGGCGATTACCGAATCTGCCATGAGCCGGGGTTTCACCCGTGGCTGGAAACCGGATTTCCGATAGGAACCACCGCATGAAGAAGCATCTGAGAGGCGATCTTGAGGACTGGCAAACCGAACTGTTTGACGCGGCTCGGGACAACATTGCCTATTGGCAGAGCGTCTTGGACAATATCGCGAGTGGCGGTCGTATCGAGGTCGAAGACGTCGGTGATATCACCGAAGACGAGCGCCGAAAGGCGGTTTGGTACATCGCCACCTATCGGTCACAGTTGGCGAAGCTTGAATACGATCACGCCAACGAAAACAATGTACCTGCCGACGCGGAACTATCGGAGATTCTTCAAGCCGACTGGTGAGGCTTCTGCAAAGCCCTCCGTCGCTTACCCCAACGCGTTCCTACGGATTTCCCTTCAGGCAAGTTCTTCTGCCATTCCCGGACAGTAACCGCCGCTTCTTTGGCGGCGCTTAGGAACGCTTCACGCGCGTCATCCGGTGCCCCTTCCCCTTCCAAAACTGTAAGGCAAATTCGCTTGGCGGCAGTGTACGCCTTGCCTTTGTGAACAGGCCATCGATACAGCAACGCCTCTGCCGCTTGCGCGGTATCACCAACTACTCGGTACGCACCGATCGATCCAAGTTCGACCTCGACCGGCTGACTCCACTCGCCTCGCATTACACCAACTCCGAACGCAACTTTCGATTCAACATGGCGCTATGGGAATCGTTCCGGTTGTCTATGAGCGTTTGTGGATAAACCTTTGGTGACTGGACACAGGAAGATCATAGGACTATTTCCCTACAAGAACGAAAGGGGAACCTTCATGGATGATCTAAGGCTGGTCAACTTCGGCAGTGAGTGGGCAGTTTGTCGGATCAAAGTCGTTGAGGAGGAGCGTGGCGAATACGTTTTGCCGGATGATCCGATCGAGACCTATGAGGCTTGGGTCTTCGGAAAAGACAACAAAGTGCTGTGTCGCGTGGGGCAGGAAGAGAAGACATATCCCCTACCCTCATGGGAGCCGACCAATTTCTTCCGTGACCGATTCCCGTTCGCCATCGATACGCGGTCCGATTCCACCGACTACGTGGAAAAAGTCGGCGGTTGCACAAACGCAGTAGCCGCGATCGCGGCTTTCGATGTTTACCTGCATAGCGAAGGCCCGCGAACCATTGTCAGGCTGAGACACGGTGCCCGAATCATACGGGAGGAGCGAGCCAAGGGCGATTTTCACGAATGGTTCGCAAACCGCAAAAGGTAGCGCCCTATTCTGCGATTGAACCGACCAGCTTCTTCTCAACGAGGCAGGCGTCGAAAAGCTCCGTTTCGCCATACAACACCTTGATCAACGTTGCTTGGTCAGGTGAGCGCATCACACATCGATAAATTGCCATCGCGCCAAGCTGCTCGATGACACCGTCCCGAACCTGATCTTCCATGAGTTCTTGCCGCTGCTCAATCGCTGCGGCTTGGCAGTCTTCCAACGTCGCGGCGAAATAAAGGTTTTCGTCTGATCCGGGCAAGATTTGATACGCGAATAGCGTGAATTCCATAGCCGTACATCCTAGCTGAAGCACCCCCACAACTTATCAGCTTGGGTTGCTATGAACAGTTGTAGGAATCACGGTAGTCAGCGTCCAGCTTTGCGCCATCCCGCCGCTCGGGCGTCTTCCTCAGAACAAAACCAGCGTTCGCCGTAGTCAGTGCGGATTTTGGTTGCCTCGTAATCATATTGACCGGGCACATGAAAGATGCGCTCGCCTGATCCGATGGAGATGTTGCCTTTGATGTTGCAATTTGGATCGTACCACTGGCGCGGCAGCAACGTGTACCCGCCCGTGGCGAGAAAGACTGTCGCAGAGGCGCCGATAACGAAGAGGGCGAAATTGCTCATGCCGCAGTCTATACAGTGGAGAGATTGTTTTCGCGTTGACCATTCCGTTAAAGTTGTATCTAGACGCGTGATAGGGGCGCGACCCTCTTGCTACCTAGTAGTCGCCAAGCGCACCACAATAGAAGTGAAACGACCAGAAGGCTTACAGGTGACGTCACCATTGCAATGCGAAAGGCAGTATATGCGTCGTCACAGTCCGCGCTTATTTCGACGGGGCACCCACGGCTATTGAACATCGACCAAGCTGCCCAGCCAGCAAACGTGCTGAAAAGAAAGAACGCGATGCCACAAAGTGCGAGTACACTCGCTAAAATGCCGATAGCTTTTCGAAAGATTGACCGGTCCCCCCGACAAATGTCTTGTCTCGCTGAATTCGTGTTCCATCTCAGCGATCAGGTCAAGGGGTTGATAGACGGTGACCAGAATTAAGGGCAAGCGCTCTAATGGAAAAGGCGACCCGTCAGTTTTTCCCCGACGGACCGCAGCAGCCTAAGCGAATAACTGTTAGTTGAGCCATCATCTTTAAAGGTTTACGTCGAGAAACTTTCTCTCATTCGCCATGATGCCATACGAAGCGAGCGAAGAGGGATTCGGGTTATGCTGCTGGTAAGTGAAGGTGGATTTCACAAGCATATTGGCGCACTCCCTTCCTACACCGCAGCTTTAGTATCGCTTTGCCTACTCTTGGGAGTGGCGATGCTCTTAGGGCGCGGTTACGCGGTTGGAATCAATGTTTTACAATTCGTCTCTGTGAGCGATATTGCGGTGCAATCATTTACGGCAACGCCGTTCGCTTTGGTGAGCGTCGGCAGCGGCACCGCATTAGGCATGTTGCTTGCCTCAAGCAAAAAAGACACCGCGATCGCCGTGGCAGGGGCAATGGCAAACAAGAACTTCTTTTGGTTGAAGATATTGTACTGGCTTCTCATCGTAGCGCTAACGCTGATGATGCTTGTCCTGCCCGTAACAGCGGCGGCAATTTGCTTCCAGTTTTGGGGCCTTCTGCTAATGCTAGGTCTCTTTGTTTGGGCAATGAAACGTGTACCGATGAGGCACCGGATTGCTTTCGGACTTTATACGACGGTCGCCCTCAGCGTCGGATTTTCATTCTTCCTTGGGTTTAGCGCTACGATATCCGCAATCTACCGCACAGCAAAAAACGAAGCCCTCCTTGAGATTTGTACTGACGCGTGTCGGCCCGGTACGCTTATCCTGCGTCTTTCCGAGGTTACTGTCGTAACTTGGGCAGATTCCCATCGCCTTGCGGTCCTAAGGAACGATGAAATTAAGGCATTTAACGAGACATTTGAGAGAGTTAACCGACCGATTTTAGATGTGTGGAATTCTACGCCATCCAATCCGTAGCGGATAGTTCGGTTTGCTTCGCTTGCTCTTCGACCTTTTGTTTATATCTCAATCGACGCTTCGCTAACCGCTCCTCATGTTTGACTTCATCGGCAAATACCTCCCGCATGTGTCTGAACAGCTTCCATTGCCGTTCGCTGACCTGACGGTAATAGGCTGACCTTTTTCCCAGAACGCGGAAAGAATAGCCGTACCCAATTTGCCCGCTCAACCATGAATCAACAGTCAGGCAAAACCCGAATTTGTAGTAAGTCCGATAGACACCCATTGCCACGACGCCCCGTTGCTGCACGAATGTTCTACATCGATAGGCTCCAGACTGAGAAGTGCGGCTTCTGTCATAGCAGAGGTGGTTCCTCAATCTGCTCGGTTGGTTTGGCTGGCGGTTCCACGATGACAAGCATGTTTCCCGGAAGGGGCCTTTGTAACAACTTGGCCTCTTCCCACGGCGCAGTAAGCCAAAGGTCGACCTCTTCCGGCGTGGTCAAAATAGCTGGCATGGCCTTCTGGTGGATCGGCGAAACCACTTCGTTTGGCGACGTCGTTAGGAAGCCAAACAGCTCATATTCTCGCTCGCCATCACGCACCTTGCGAACGCCTTTCCACGGCGTCCAGAAGCCCGCGAAAAACATCAGCGGACGATCTTCATTTCGGGCAAACCACGCGTTAGGGATACGTCCGCCCAATACCTTACTGGCAGGGTCCGGTTCGGCGAATGACGTAAATGGCACGACGCATCGGCTGGGTGGGCCAAGCCAGCGCCTCCAATGAGGTGAACTGACATTGCGTATGTTGGTAACGCCGGGATCGTAGTTCTTCACAAAAGCTGGTGGTGACGGCATTCCCCACGTCAGGCGCGCAATCTCTCGCTGTCCATCCTCGCCAACTCGAACGACTGGCGCCTGATATCCGGGATACACATCCAGTGAAGGTTCGTTCCAACCTGCTTTATCGCGGAATGCCTTAGTGAACTGTAAGACTGCCTCACGGCTTGTCGTCACATTGTAAAGGTTGCACATCGCCCCTCGCTAAACATAACCCTTCTTCTTCGCCGCGTAGTCCGCTATCATCCTTTGGAGCCTTATAAATCTCTCTCGATACGGTTTGAAAGCGTCGGCAAAACCATCGTTGATGTTCTGCATTTGACCGCCGATCCTTCGTTGAGATGCACCTATCATCCAGATCATGTATTCCTCGGAGGATAAATCCAGCTCGCGGAGTGATTCCAGAAAATCGGGGAAGTATAGAGCTGAGATTGCGATTGCTCGTTGAATGGGAGGTGGGGTTCCACTACCTCCCTCCCCGTACACTCGCCCATTTCGCTCCGCCTCCAACCAGTGATCATGCTGATACAACACACTGATCATTTCCTCAAAGCGTTCAACCCTTTTGGCATGTCGTGCTGATCGAGACGTTAGCAAATAGCCAATGGTCGGCCCTAGTCCCACACCGATTATTGGTAAAGCTCCTCCCACGATTACTGGCAAAAGGACCGTCCAAATACTGTCACTGTTCACATCCACCATTATGCCCCGCTGACCGATGCGTCATCCCACGACCGTAGCCGAACTTATCACCTAACGCTCGATTTCAAACACTTCCGGTCGCAGCTACGAAGCTAAAGCCAAGATCGCGGTATGTCTTGCCGATCACGCCTTCGCCAAAGCTCTTGAGGTAAGCCGATTTCCCGTATGACTGCTTGGAAATGACCTTGTCGGGGTTCTGGTACCACCGCCTAACCGTGGTAAAATTCAAGATTTCACCCATGCCTTCCTCTGCCGCATAGCTGCTCGGAAACACACCAGCGGGCGTATGGTAATACCCGATGAATCCCCCGGTCTCTTCTACCGGTCTGTTCTTTATCTTTTCGATGGTTTCGGGGGTGTGCCTCTTACCCTTATGGGCATCCCCCATTGCCTTGCGAGTGGCTTCAGTCACGGGAGGACCACCACCATTGGCATTTCTGACCATGTTGTAGCCGAATTCGGGACTGTCAATGAAGGTCTGTTCGATGCTCACCCGTTTATCATGACTATCGACGGTCTCGATAATCTCGAATGTGAACGAGTCCTGACCATGTTGGTTGAAGTCAGATTGGAGCTTCCAGTTTTTATGGAGACCCTTGCGCATTCGGCAGAAATGCCACGCTTTGCGGTTGCTTACGTCTTTGCCTCGACCGACATAGCGGTTCCCGGTGATTGTATTGGTGATGGCGTAAGCCCCGGAAATGGTACGTGAACTCAATGTCCTTTCTCTGATGTTGGGCGGCACGTCCGCAATATGAACGTGCCGATAGGTTGATGTTATTTTGGCGATTAAGCAGCTTCGCGAAGCGCGATCACGTGCCCGAAATAGCGACGTAGTGAATTCATCACGCCATCTACAGAACGATTGTCCGGTGTACCAAAACGGTGACGGTTGAGCTTCAAAAGCTGCTGAACGTCATGGAATGTGCAATTTGCTTCCAGAAGGAGGTCTTGTCCTGCGAGATAGAAATTGCGGTGTCCCCCCGGTGATCCCTGCGGAACTTCATACTTGCGAAAGATTGCCTCGACGTCTGCCGGATCGTTGTTCGCGTTTGTTACTTCGCTTGGAACGACCGTTCTGTGGGGTTCAACCACCTGATGACGTTTTAGGAAATCTTCGACACAAAGGAATTTCGGTTGGAATTTTCCGTCTTCCATCACCGTGCGCTTGATAAACGGCATCACCCCGTCGCAGGGAACGCACGGATTTTGAAAGCTACAATTGATCGTCATTTTTGACTGATCAATTTCGAAGACGCTTCTCTTTTTATCGCCATCTGTGAAGGTGCCAAATTGGCTGATAATATCCGCTTCAAGAAGCTTGATTATGCGGGTGTAATTGTCCGCATTAACAGCGATATCCAGCCCAATGACAACTCTAATATGCTTTTCGTTATTCGTGCTGCTATAGCTGTGGTAAATGACATGCGACCAGCCATTTTTGTATAACCAGTTCGAAAGCAACTTGGGATCGAGAAGAGCATTGTCGATATCGAGAAAAATAAGCTTCGTTGATTTGATGTTTCCACGGAGCTTGTGATTTCTTAAATCAGCCAAATCCCCTTCCCGGAACACCTTCGTGGCGCTTTTGCTTTTGGGCTTGTAATCCGTCGCACCGGCTTCCAGACCGGCTACCATCTCAAACCACGATAGTGTCGTCTGCGTAAGTTGGTCCGCACCCCGGCGCGCCCATTGGATCACTTTAAAGCCATCGTACTGTTCCGTGTTGGATAGGTCGTTCTTTATCGCGCGCTGGTTTTCAAGATAAGTGTTCTGTCGTTCTGCACCGGTCTTCGGTGCCGCGCGAACCTTCTTTTTGCGCATCTCAGCAATGCCGATGTCGAAGAACGTCGGCTCCGCACATTTAAAATAGCCTTGAAGACCTTCAGCAAGGAGGCGATCGAGAACAAAGATATGGACGTCTTCTTGGCAATCGAAGTCCCGTATCGAAATCCGGCTTGCGAACTGATAGTTCGTCTCCAAAGCCCGCGCGGCACGGAATTCATCCGATGACATCGCATGACAATCCCGCTTGAATTTAAACTCGGGTGTGGTCGGGTTCAGCGGGGAAAGAATGGCAGCACAGTGAATGTGCTTGAATTCGTCCACTCCTCTCGTGTTGGAGCTAAGACGTATTGCGGGTCGCTCTGGATCGAATGGCGTGTTGATAGGACGCTCAAGCCTGAATGAGAAAGGGGTTTCCCCATCTTTTGCCTTGCGCATACAGAACAGCAGTTCCTTATTGGGGAAGTGCTGAAGGAAGGCGTCTTGGAAGTGATCAAGAACCCGCTGATAACCACCTTCGAGCTTGTTTAATTCGTACCACGAGCCGTGTTCCTCCGAGATGAAATGGAGGTGAATTTTATCAGCCTTCACATCGGAGATATCATCACGGAGTTGCGAACACAGCGGATGCGCTTCGAAATCCGCTTCAGGAAGCCAGTGGTTGTAAAACTCCATCTTAGTCGCGTTTGCGCATGCGATGGTGGCTGACTTGTAGGCACCAAGGGCAAACGGCTTCAATGTCGGATGGAAGGTGATCTTGTCGACCAGCTTGGCGCGCGCTCGATCATTCTCGTCGATCGTCCCACCTTTCCAATGACGCAGGTCTTCCGCTTTCACCAAGACCCGGACGCACTCTTGATTTTCAATGTCATAGGAGAGATCGACCAACTTCTTCGAGTAGGTGACACCCGCATCTTCGTCTTTCCTGTAGTAAGAACTACGAATCTCGCGAAGAGCTATCGCCACAACGGGAGTACATTCAATCTGGTAGTAGTTCGAATTGTAGGTGATCGAACCCTCAAAAATTGACGTGAATGCAGCTTGCATATGTCGTTCGGCAGCTTTGATTTTCACGGCACGATCAATCTTCGGAGCCTCATCCAAGATAAGGTGAAAATCTTCAGCGCCCTCATAGCGACGCATGACCACCGACTGATCAACGATCAAGATGCGATGGGTCTTGGCTTTCAGTGTTGATTTAAAAGTCTTGGTGCAATTCCCATCGGTACGACTGCTGATGACACGGATTTCGTCTTCAGATACGCCAGCTTTGATCAGCCGGTCTTTGACCGATATCGACAGGTCATATGCTTGAGTTCCGATGACGAAACGCGCTGTCGAAGTCGCGATTGCATTAACGTAGGTATGGGTTTTTCCGCGAGCCGTTCCCGCGTCCATTAGGAGAATTTTCTGTTTCATTTTTCCTTTGCTGCTTATGAATAAAAAAGAAAAAGGTCCACAACGCCCGGTGCAATCGCGCTGTGGACCTTTGACCATTTTTCTAGCAAAGGAAGCGGAACCAACCGAATGTAATGACCCGGAACGAGCCATTTGCACCGGCTGTTTCCATATTGATATTTAGTATATTGGAGATCGCAAGAACGTGTACGTTCGATTGCATTTGTAGTTATATCAGCTATCGAAGCCAATTGCAACAGTAAAAATCAGCCATTAGCGACATAACCTCTCCAAAAAAACGCGGATATGCTCATCCGATTGCAGTATTTGGTTTTGTTTCAAATTTCTATGGCGCAACCCTGTTATATGGAGGATAGGAAGGGTTGAACTTATGCCGATTATTGATTCATTTTAACTTCGGATTACAAAGTGAAATTTCAGAAGTGACGTTTTTATAAGGATATACTATCTATAGATTCTCGTCACATCTGAAAATCAACTTTACTTGAATCAGAGACTCCATTCTTCTCATTCCAGATAAACAGGATTGCGCCTGAGACTACATTCATCAGTCTAAAAGGACATTGCACCTGCCCGAAGGGCACTTGGACGAAGTCCAAGGCACTGGATAACAGTCAAGACCAGCAGCTCAAACGTTGCCGCCGAATGCAGGCAATGTAATAGTATAACATGGGGAACAAATTTTGAGCAGTTCTGACAGTGACCATGTTTCGCCCGCCCGCTGCTGGATCGCTGTAGAACCCCGCCCGATCGCCCTGTCCTGTCATCATCCGTACAGCCAACCGACCGCCACGACCAATGCAATGACGAAGACACAGGCAATGCCGAAGCGACCGGACGCAGATGCCTCCAGCACCAGCAAACGGATCGATATATGTTCAGGGTCTTTGGGAGATTTGGGCAACGGGCGCACCTTTCCTTAAAAAGAATTGGTGCCGCCGCCGAAATTGAGTAGCGCAGAGAATCATACGGGACGCAAGCAGATTTTTATTTTTCCGCCAAACGTGCGCGTAAGCCACAGCCTTGCGGTAGACCGTCGTCAGTCACCCAAGTAGCGGTAGACGCTAGCCCGACCAATCTTCAGTTCTTTTGCAATCTCAGTTGCTCCCTTTCCAGCAGCCATAAGCCTCTTGATCTGTTCCGCGTCGATGGTCGGCTTACGTCCCTTGTAGCGACCATCAGCCTTGGCTGCGGCAATTCCTTCCATCTGACGTTCTTTGCGCAGATTGGTTTCGAACTCAGCAAAAACGCCAAGCATGTCGAGGAACGCCTTTCCGGCTGCGCTGCTTGTGTCGATCGGCTGTTCAGTCGCCTTCAGTGAAACGCCCTTCTGCTGGAACTCACGAACGATATTGGACAGGTCGGCAATGGATCGGGCAAGTCTGTCTATTCGGGTAACAATCAGGGTGTCGCCCTTTCGCAGAAACTGACGCAGTAGCAAGAGATTGAACCGTCCTTCGGTCGTGGTTCCCGATCCCACGTCATCGAAGATCGACTCAGCGCCAGCCGCTTTCAGGGCCTTCTTCTGTATGCTCAAGTCCTGATCTTTCGTGCTGACTCTTGCGTACCCGTAGATTTTGCCTTCGCTCATTCCGCACCCCAACCGTCTCATTTGACTCTAGACCCTTAAGTCATGCCGTCTCATAATTCGGAAAGCAACCCATATAAGACGCAAATGGTGTCTCAGTCGGTTGGCTTGTCAGGGTATACCTAAACGAGACTGTGATGTGGTGGCTCGACCGATGAAATATTATTCATTAGTAGATGGTGATATACTAAGCGCCTGCCGGGAGTAATACCCCCCATGCCCACGGCTTCCGGCAGAGTTCGGGGAAGGTCGTAGGCTCACGCTTAAGGTCTTCCTCGTCTGCCTGAATACGGCAGCACGCGCACCCGGCCCTACCCCCGCTGGACTCTCTCAAACAGTATTAGGTCGCGCGAAAAATTTGGATTTTTTAGGAAACCTTGATGACAACACAAAGAAAAGGCGATCCGAAGACCGCCCCCTTAGTCCGATCACCTTTTCCTTCAAGCAATCAATCGATTGACCTGTCTATTCCGTTGTCTTGTCCCGTTTGAACGGTCTTCGGCTTCCGACCGCGCTTCTTCGGCTGTTCCTCCTCAACGGGGCTGCCATAAGCTTCTTCAATCACCGCGCGGAATTCTGTGTCATTTTCGTCGTATGCTGCCGAAATCAGTTCTCCGATGTGCTGAAGCGCGTTGTCCTTGCCATCGATCTTCATCGGGCGACCGACCAGCGTGAATTTATAGAAGGTGTCGCCCTCCAACTTGACCGGCGACCTACCCTTCACAGTGCCTTTTTCGATGGCTTTTTTGATCCTGTTCGCATCGGTAATAAATGCCTCAACAGCTTCGTTTTTCTGCTCAATATAACGCTCCAGCAGTTCCAATCCGTTCGCCATGTTTGTTTCCTTCCAAAATTTCACTTGCCGATAAATACGTAAAAAGCAATTGCCAGAGAATAGCAAGTGAAGATCGCATTTCAATTCCCGAACGGATATCGATCCGACATCAATAAAGCCCGTGAAGACGGCGTATTCAACGAATGGGTTGACGGTAAATTCGGTGAACGAATCCGCACCTTGATCGGCAACGATTTCGTTATGACCATCGATGATGGAAGCTTCACAGTCGACTTCGTTTACGAAGACGATGGCTTTGCATTTCTTACGCTGTTCGGAGGGCGAGTCATTGAGTGACGAAATCGATATTGAAGAATTGGGACCCCTTCCTGATACGCCACGCAAGAAGAGGGGTAGTCGCAGACGAGCGGTTAGCGACAAAGAACGTGAATTCAAACAGTCAGATGAATGGAAGAATCATCTTCGCACGATTGGGTTCCAAAAAGGGCGCCAAAAAACAGGCGGAAGAATTGCAACGCCGAAAGAAACCAAGGAATGGATCGCCGGTAAGTCTAAGGATGTCGCGGAATTCATGCTGAATGTGATGAACGATGACACAGCTCCAATGAGAGAACGCCTCAAGGCGGCACAGTGGCTTGGTGAAATGTCGATGGCAAAAGCACCAACACAGCAAGAAATCAAAGTCGACCATAGCTACAGCATTTCCAATCTGCTCCTCGAAGCCCAAAGGAACGCGGGTAAGCCGATCATCGATGTCACCCCGACGCCACCTGCTATCGAGGATAGCACAGCCGATGCTTAGCTTTATCGCCGCATGGCTTGCCGCTTCCGGTATTCATCCCCAACACTTGGTTGCCGGTCTCTTCGGCGGGATCGTTCGCGCAGTGGTCGGTAAACAGGGGAGCATTTGGGAACGGCTGGCAACTGGCTTCGTCGGCGCTTTGGCGGCTGGATACCTGACCCCGCTTGTTGCCCTTCTGATCGTCGGCGCTTCCCCGGCAATGCTGAATGGTGTTGCCTTCTGTCTTGGTTTGATGGGCATGAGCCTGTGTGAAGCCCTGATTGCTGTCGGCAAGGACTATGCGCGCAATCCGGGCAAGCTAAAGCAGGACGTCCGGTCGTTCCTTTTGCGCGTCCTGAAGGGCAAGGATGACGGTTAAGCACCTGAAATAGCTGAAGTTCGCTCATTCTCTAAATATTGGGATGAGCGCACCAAATCCCGACGAAATTGCACAATTCCAAGCCCTTATTGCGACCTTCCGCGAAAGCATCTCCGCATTTGCCAAAACCGTTTTCAATATCGATCTCAGCCCGAAGCAAATTGAACTCTGCGAAGCCTTCCGCCTGAAGCGGATGATCACATGCGCGGGCGGCATTGGATGGGGCAAAACCCTGTCGATGTCTGTCCTGACGTGGTGGGCCTTGATCACCTTCGATGAAGTCCAAATCAGCTTGTTCGGTCCCAACGAAGGCAACCTTCGCAACGGCTTGATGAAGGAAATTGCCCAGCTTCACGGCAAGATGATCGAACCCTTCAAGGGCATGTTCGACGTCGGGGCAACCCGCATCTCTCGCAAGATCAATCCTGCCAGTTGCTATGCCGAGATGCGTCTTGCCCGCGCGGAAAACCCCGATACCGCCCGTGGTATCCACCAGAAAAACAACTTCGTCATGGTCGATGAAGCGTCCGGTGTCGAGGACGAGATTCTTCAAATCCTCCTCAACATTATGACCGACCCCAATCCGAAGCTGATGCTGGTTTCCAACCCGTCCAAGGCTTCCGGGTTCTTTTATCGCACGCATAGAGACCCGGACGTATCGGTTGAATGGACCCGAGTCCACGGCAGACTCCAGGACTCCCCGAACTATGATCCAGAACGCTTCAAGCAGCTTGTCGCCAACTATGGTGGTCCGACCTCGAAACAATACCGGGTCATGGTCGATGGTGAATTTCCGCTATCCGATGAAGACGGACTAATCCCAAAAGACCTTATCGATGCTGCCGCCCAAAACAAGGATGCCGCCGCACCCGATAACGCCGCCATCATCTGGGGCTTGGACCCGGCTGGACAAGGCAAGGACTCTTCCGCTCTTTGTATCCGGCAAGACAACGTTGTGTCGTCCTTCAAGGACTGGAACGGGTTGAACCCGACGCAACTTTCCTATGCCGTCCGCGATCTTTACCAGAACACGCCAAGAAACCAGCGTCCTGTCGTTATCTCCGTCGATGCCACCGGTCTCGGATATGGTGTCTATTCTAACCTCAAAGACTTCGGTCTTCCGGTTCACCAATGTATGTTTGCCGGAACCCCTACCCGCAATCCCGAAAAATATAGCCGCGTTCGCGATCAACTCTATTGGGAGCTACGCGAATGGCTGGCGACGGAGAACGTCCGCATCCCGAACGACCCCAAATTGATCGAAGAGCTTGCCGCCCCGAAGTACGAAGACATGCCGAAAATCAAAATCGAAAAGAAGGACCAGATCAAGAAAAGGATCGGTCGTTCCCCTGACTTCGCGGACGCTTTGGCGCTTACATTCGCAGTGTCGAAAACCCGCTATTCCAGCAAATTCAATTGGTCAAAACCGATCGAATACGACTGGCTTCAGACCTACGAGTGACCGGAAATCGCACGGCTCGAAATCTCTAAATAGAGGAAATTACCTCTATGAGCCGTTCATTTAAATGTCTGAAGACGAGTCTATTTTAAAGACCATTACCCCACAACTGAAGTCAGCCGTCACTTGGTCGAATAGCAATATCGCCAACAAGCAGGAAGCCGCGCTGAAGCATTACAAGCGCGAAGCTTTGCCCGGTGATGACAAGATCAAGGGAAAATCAAAGTGGGTTTCTCCCAAGGTTCAACAGCATGTCGACTGGCTATCGGGTCAGCTATTTCGCATCTTTGATTCACCTGAAAACGTCGTTGAATTCTGCGGTATCGGTCCCGAAGATGAAGCCATTGCTCGCCAACAGACTCAAGTCGTCAACTGGATTTTGAAAACCAAAAACAGCCATGGTGCCTACCTTCAGCCATGGATTCAAAATGGTCTTCTCACTGGTCTTGGCATTGTAACGGCGGAATTCGAGGTACACACAGAAGAGTCCTTACCGCGCCTTCTGAAGAACGTCACCAATGAAATGCTGGTTGCCCTGAACCAGCAGGAGGAAGCTGGTCAAATTATCATCGAGGAAGTGGGCAAGGCACAGACCCAACCCGGTCCGATGGGCATTGTCGAGACGCGCGACCTGAAGATTCGAACGATCAAGCGCGTTCCTTGTTTCAACGTCCTTTCCGTAGCTCCCGAATCCTTCATCGTCTCGAAAGATGCGAAATTCGATCCGGAAACAGGCGGCATTGCTGCGAAAATTCAGGGACATCTCAAGCTCGTCAGCAAGTCCGATCTTATCGGCATGGGCTTCGATAAAAACAAGGTCGACGCCTTACCGCTCGCATCGGATAAAACGGACGGGATCGCCCTTGAACGCTCGAAAGACCTCGCTGGCGAACAAGGTGTCGGTCCGGATGACGTGGAAGTCTTCACGATCTACACCAAGGCGAAGCTGGGCAACGACAAGAAGGCACGTCACTACCGGGTGACAATTGGCGGGGATATCGAGAACCACCCGGCATTGCTCGATTACACTGAAGTCAGCCGCTTCTATCCGTATGCCGCCTTCTGTCCTTTCCCAATCGCTGACACGCTGTTCGGGCTTGGCGTTGGTGACCGTCTTGCCGACGACCATGTGTTGATCACGCGCATGTATCGCAATGTGCTGGACAACCTGTCCCTTCACGTAAACCCGATTAAGGTCGTCAACCCCGACGTGACGAATATCGATGACCTGTTGAATCCTCATCCCGGTTCGCTTGTACGGTCTACTGATCCTTCGGGCGGCATCAATTTCAACGTGCCGCCATTCGCTGGTGCCGACGCTATCCCGGTCATTGATCAGTTGTCCCAATCGCTGGAGTTCAGCACGGGCACTGGTCCGACCATGATTGGCGTGAATGCCGAAGATTTTCAGCGCACATCCGCGACCGCTGCCAATTTGCGTTCGAATGCGTCTCAGCTTCTAATCGGGATGATCAGCCGCTTCTTCGCTGATACCGGCTATCGCTACCTCGTGAAGATCGTAGTGGACCAGCTTATCCAAAAGCCCGACGAAGCCGCCGAACTGGTTTCCCGGCTCACCAACCAGAATATCCCGCTGGACGAATTCAGCCCGGATTTCGACGTGGCAACTTCCGTCGCTTTCGGCGTGATGAGCCGTGATCAGTCGCAAGCACAGCTAACAAATCTCCTCCAGCAGCAATACCAGGCCCTTCAAGCGGGTCTACCGGTGGTGACCGCCCAAGGCATCTATGCCACCCTGTCGAAGCTGGTTGAAGGACAGGGCCTCAAGAACACCGCTCCATTCTTAGTCGATCCGTCGACCCTGCCGCCTGCTCCCCCGCCGCCGCCTCCCGTCGATCCGAACGCGGGCCTTATCGAGATAGAGAAGGTCAAAGCACAGCTCAAGTCACAGAGCGATGAAGCCGACCGCCAATTCCAGATAGCCAAGCTCTCGGCTGAAATGGACCTGAGACGGGATCAGATGGCGCAAGATTTCGCGCTTAAGAAGGCAGAAATAGAAGCCAAATACGCCGCCCAAGTCGAGGTTGAACGCCTGAAGCTTGAACAGTCGATGCCGCGTGATCCTATGGGGAATTACCAATGACAAACATAACCACCATCGACAAGGCAAACGCCGCTCTTCGACTTCAGCATAACGACGACTTCCGGCTGATCATGGAGTGCGTTGAACAAGATATTTTCTCATCCTTCAAAACGATCAGCATTGGCGAAAGCGAAAAGCTCCAGAACGTCCATGCCCTTTCGCATGGGTTCAAGCTGCTAAACGACAGAATCAATAAATACATCGAACTGGCGAACTACGAAGCGAGCAAGGAAGACAATTCGGACGAATAGTCGTCTAAAACCTTCTTTTGCAGCATCGGATTTCCCTAAATAAAACAAATTCAATTTTGGGATTTAGATAAATAAATGGAAGACGAAATTGCCAATAACTCCGAAATGGAGACTGGTGTACTTAGCAATGATGACGCGGTTGATCGCATCGCCGCAATGTTGGACATGCCGGAAGACTCGGTTGAGCAAACGGAAGAGCATGTTGAAGAACCTACGACGGAAGAAACCGAAGTAGAGACACCAGATGAAGCAGAACAGTTTTTCGATATTGACGGCAATCAAGTCAGCCTATCGGAACTGCGAAGCGGCTATCTGAGACAAGCCGATTACACGAAGAAAACGCAAGAGATTGCGGAACAGCGGAAGGCGTATCAGGAAGCGCAATTCGATAAGCATCAGTTGAGAACGGAAGCCCTTCAAGGGATTGAAGCGCTCAAGCAGCAAATGGCTATCGAGTTTCGGCAAATGGAGGTGCCCGATTGGGATTTTCTCGTTGAGAACGACCCTGCCGAATTCCAGCGTCAACAGTACATTTGGCAGAAGCGAGAAGCCTCGGTTCGACAGATGTATGAAGCTGAGATGGCACTTCGAACACAAGCCGAAGCTTATGAGAAGGAACAGCACCAGCTTGCCCTTCAGGAAAGCCAGAAGCAGTTTCTTCAGAAGTATCCTGAGATGAAGGATACGAACACGTCGGCACAAGTCCTTGGCGAAATCACCCAACTCTTGGTGGATAACGCTTTCTCAAAGGAAGAAATTCAGGGTGTAGCTGACTGGCGAATTGTCGGTTTGCTTTACGAGCTTAACAAGTCAATCAAGGCTCAAAAGGCAATTCCGGAAGTCGTCCAGAAAATGGAGCAAAAGCCCGTCATTTCGCAGAAGCAGACTTCGGCGAAGGCGAGTGATGCTTATACCCGTGACTTCAACAAATTCAACAAAACCCGTAGCGGCAACGACGCAATCTCGCTCATTGCCAAACTGCTTTAACCGGCGATAGCCGCCCAACAAAAAGAGGTTTAAAACCCAAAAATGCCTACTCTTACCACGACCAATGCGACTAACGTCCGCGAAGACCTGAACGACATCATCAGCATGATCTCTCCGGAGGAGACTCCGTTTCTCTCTGCCATTGGCAAAACCAAGGCCACACAGAAGACCCACGAGTGGATTCAAGATGAGCTGGCTGCTGTTAACAAAGACAACGCCGCAGCCGAAGGTGCTGATGCTGCCGACGCTGCGCTCTCCGTACCGGTTCGTCTCTCCAACCAAGCACAGATTTTCACGAAGACTGTTCAGGTTTCCGAGACCTTCATTGCTTCGAATACCGCTGGCACCAAGAGTGAACTCGCTCGCCAACTTATGAAAGCTGGCAAAGAACTCAAGCGAGACATGGACGCCGCGCTTGTTTCCGCTAATCCGTCTGTTTCTGCCGGTACGCGTAAGCTTGGTGGTGCGGAAGCATGGATCACGACCAACGCCCTTCACGGTTCCGGCGGGTCGACCGCTGGTTACTCCGGTGGTCTCGTCGGCGCTGTCACCGCTGGTACAGCCCGCGCGTTTACCGAAACTCTTTTCCAATCGGCACTTCAGGGTGCTTATGCGGCTGGCGGCGAAGTGAAGAAAGTTATCGCGCCTCCGACGCTGAAAGCAAAAATCAGCACCTTTAACGGTGGTGCGACCAAGCAGCAGGACGCAAAGTCGAAGACCGTTTTCGCGGGCGTGGACGTCTATCACGGCGACTTTGGTGTTTATGACATCCTGCCTCACCGCAATATGTCGACCACGACCGTTATCGCGTTTGATCCGGACCTTTGGAACCAAGCAGTGCTTCGCGGCATCTCCAAGAATGAACTCGCCAAGACCGGCGACTCGACCAAGTACCAGCTTGTCACTGAAGTCACTCTTGAGTGCCTCAACGAAGCTGGAAATGCGAAGATTGCCGACCTGAACGGCTAATTTGAAACGACCTTAGCGACAACAACAATAAACACGTAAGGTCATATTAGAGGCTCTTCGGAGCCTCTTTTTTTGCGTCCACATCCGGAAGCAGCAGCAGTCCTCATTCCCCTAAATACACGAAAATACACGTGGGGAATGAATGGAAAACCTCAGTCTAACAGCGGGTGACGTAATCACCCACGGGAAGGTTCTTTGGGAAGAAACGCCCGAATACCGCGTTTGGCTTACCCGCGATGGCGATAAGCTTTATATCACCACCGAATACAACGACGACATTGTCAACGCTCTGTTTGACCAGAACCAACGCGAAGCAAACGACTTCAATAAGACCGGTTCGCACGGCAGCATTGTCAAGGTCGCGAGCATTCCGACCGGACTGTATTACGATTGGCAACGTCAGGGCATTACCGACGATCCAGAAGCCATGCGTCGTCGCCTGAATGACGCCGATTACCGCAAGTTCCGAACGAACGATTGGAGCTTGTGAGATGACGTACGACGAGCTTCTTGACACTGTCACCTCTTACACCATTCGCGACGATTTGCCGGTTACGACCTTTATTAAGTTGGCTGAAGCGACCCTTCGTCCGATCGCAAAGCACTATCTTGCGGAGAAGATCGCGACCTTGACTGTTGCCGACGATATGGCGGATTTGCCGGATGATTTCTTGGAAATCCGGGCAATCACGGCTGAAAGCAGGCAAACATACAAGCCGGTCTCTCCCGCCAACGCGAACCTGTTCGAACGGCAAATCGGCTATTACCGTGCTGGTGATGTCCTGTCGTTCATTCCGCATGCCGATACGGCGGTCGATGACGAAGTTTCGCTTCTCTATGCGGCCTCATTCCCCGCCCTCACTGCTGATCAGTCCAACTGGCTGTTTGAAAGGTTCCCGGCTGTCTACCTCCGGGCAATTCTGAAGGAAGCCAACCGTTATCTGAAAGATGCGGAAGGCATCGCCATCGAAGACACGGCGCTGAAAGAGGAGCTTTCAATACTTGCCGAAGATGATCGGCGCGGACGCCAGACAGGCCCAATCATTTGGGAGCAGGCAACTTGCCAGTAATCGAGTCTCCCTTCACGAGTTTCGCGCCTGATTTGCCGACACTGAACAGTCCCGGTCTTGTCCGCGCGCACAATTGCTCTGCCGGTCTCGGTACAACACCGGGCGGTGTCACGTTGTTTCCGTTAAAGTCGGCAAGTCTCTACTCGGAGACATCCATGACGAGCCGTCCTTTGGGATCGGCGATTGGGCAAGACGCGCAAGGCAACGCCAAGGTCTACGGCGGTGATGCGGGCAAGCTCTACAAACTCAACCCGGCTGATCGGCAATGGACGGACATCAGCCGTGTTGCTGGCTACAGCACCACCAATACGGAAAGCTGGAAATTCGTGGAATTCGGCAGTCTTCAGATCGGCACGAACTATAACGATGACCCGCAATACATCGACATGAACGTTGACCTACAGTTCGCCAATCTCACAACGTTGGTGAAGGGCCGTCATATCGCCACCCATAAAGGTTTCCTAATACTCGGAAACACTTATGACGCCTTAGATGGTGCTGTTCCCAATCGCGTCCGGTGGTCTGGCCTTGAATCGCCCTCGGACTGGACATTCTCCGCCGCTACCATGGCAGACTTCCAAGACATTCACGGTTACGGGGCAATCCAAGGCATCGTAACGGACGACAACTGCTATGTGATCCTAAAGCGCGGGATCGTCCAAATGTCGTTCGTGGGTAGTCCGTATATTTTCCAGTTCGATGATCGCGTTGTCGGTAAGGGTTGTTCTGTTTCCAAGTCCATCATCACCGTGGCGGGCAAGCATTTCTTTCTGTCTGATGACGGCTTTTACAAGCTCGAAGGCGGTGCAATTGCGCCCATCGGTATCGGCAAAATCGACAAATGGTTTCTCGAAAATTTCGATCCAAACCAAGCTCATCTTATGACCGTCGCGGCGAACCCGCGCGATACCTTGATTTATTGGCAGTTCGTCAGCAATGCCGCGCCGACCGGAACTCCCGACCTAATGTTGATCTATAACTACATGACCGGCGAATGGACCACTGCCGATGCAACCACCAACTTCATTTTCAATAGCGTCTCACTCCCATGGACGCTTGATCAGCTAGACGAGTTCATCGCAATCGAGGCCGTCCCCGCCTCGTTTGACGACCCCATTTGGGCTGGCGGTTCGAACATGCTTTGGGCCATGAGTGAAACGGGCGCGGTCTATTCCTTTGGTGGTCCCACAATGGAAGCCTCTATCGAGACGCCCGAAATCCAAGCATCTCAACGCGTCCCCAATGAATCTGGCGCTGATATCGCCGTCATCAACGCTGTTCGTCCGCTATTCGAGGGCAATGGAACAGCCCGAGTCCAAATCGGCACTCGAAGCCAGCAGAAGGACGATATGGTCTGGTCTTCGCTGAAGGAGTGCAACGCTGAAACCGGCTTCGCCTATGTCCGTGCTCGGTCCCGGTATCAACGTTTCCGCGTCCGAATTACAGGCGATTGGAAGAAGGCATATTCGCTCCAAATCGATGCTCAAGCGTCCGGAAAACGATAAGGCAACGGCGCGTTTCCGCTAAATATAGCAATGGAAAGCGTTCACAATCATGCGGATTCCCGCGCCGTTGCCAGAGTTCTGAATCAGGTAGTTAGCCAGTTCGATAACACCGGCTCGATCAACCTTGCCAATTCGACCACAACGACGACGGTTTCAAATTCCAAGGTCGTGCCTACCAGCAAAGTATTTCTTCAGCCAAGGACCGCCGCCGCTGTCACTGCCGGTGCTTTCGTGTCGTCTATTTCGTCCGGTTCGTTCGTCATCACTCATGCTTCAGAGACCACGGTTCGAACCTTTGACTACGTGGTGTTTGGCGTATGAATTGGGGCTTTTCGGAGGAAGAATATTCACGAGTTCGGGGCTGGTTGGTTTCAGCCTTAGTGCTGTCACCTGATGTCTTTTCCGAAGCAAAAATGCTCGAAAACCTTCGGTCGAATGAATGGCATCTTCTGACAACTGAGAATGCAGCTTGCGTCCTTCAGCTTTGTGAAATCGACGGGGAACGCATTGCCAATGTTCTCGCAATCGGCGGTAAGATTGGCGGCTCCCTTCGGGAAATTCTGAAGGCCCATAACGTTCTGTGTGATTTCCTTAAAGCACAGAACTTTACGAAATTAGTGGGTGAGCCGCGCGATGAATGGGCGGCAATCCTGAAGAGAAACGGCTTCGTCCAGAAAGGATCGGAATACATAAAGGAACTGAATTAAATGGTTTCAACGCCAAAAGAAACAACAACAAAAGTTGAGCCATGGGATGGTGCGAAGGGTTACCTTCTCGATCAGTACGCCAACATGGATAAGCTGATTAAGGAAGGTGCACCGAAACAATGGCAGGGCAGCACGGTAGCTGACCAGAGCAAGGCAACGGTCGACGCTCTGAATGGGACCGAAAATCTCGCCCGAAATGGAAACACATCGGCGCTCACCAATGCGACGAATGCCGTCAATTCGGTAATGACGCAAGGCACGAATACTCAAGCCAATCAGACGCTATCTCAGCTTCAAAATCCGATGAATTTCGGCACGAACCCGACCGATGCCATTGCAAAGAGTATCGCCAACGGAACGACGGCTGGTCAGGACTACACCAATGCGGCGGCAGGAACGGCGGCGGGCTTACAGAATTACCAGAACAGTGCCATCCCCCAATTCCAAGGAATGGCGAACTATCTGAACCCGGCGCTCGCACAGTCGCAGAAGCTTAGCGACTATACGAATGCGGCGGCGGGTCTTCAGACCGCGCAAGCGAACAGCCTCGCATCGTCCAGTAACCCGGCGATGGCGTATCTACAGCAGACGGCTTCAGGCGCGAACGTCGGCAAAAATCCGTACTTGGACCAGATGGTTTCGAACCAACAAAACCAGATTGCGGATAAGCTGAAGAACATCACCAATCCCGGCATTGATAGCCAAGCTGCCGCCATGGGTCGCATGGGTTCTGGCGCATATGCTCGTCAGCGTAATACGGCTGAAAGTACCGCCGCCAATGAGATGGCGAAGGTGGCAACAGACCTCTACGGAAACCAGTATAACCAAGACGTTCAGAACCAAATGTCGGCTGCTGGTCAGTACGGCAACTTCGCCAATCAGGATGTCGCCAACCGGATGAACGCCAATCAGGCGCTTTCTCAAACGGATAGCCAGCAACAGCAACAGCGCCTCGCGGGTACGTCACTCTATGGTGACCTTGCGAATTCTCAGCAGACGCAAAGGCTCAACGCGGCGAACTCCTTGTCGAGTGCGAACGATAGCCAGCACAACGCGAACCTCGCCGCTAACCAGAATTACGCATCAATTCTCGATAGCCAGCAAGCCGCCCGACAGAACGCGACCAATAGCAACCGCGATTTCCAAATGGCTGGCGCGAACCTCGCATCGAACAACTACCAGAACAACATCGCCAACATGCTTGGCGCGAACACGCAACGTCTGAATGCGGCAAACTCTGCCAATAGCCAGCAGAACGCCGTTGCTGGTCAGCAGCTTCAGGCCGCTTCCATGGCGGGTCAAACCTACGCGAACCAGTATATGCCGTACCAGCAGCTTGCGGCGGTTGGCGAGCAGAGGGATACCCGTGCGCAAGACGTGCTCAACGCGCAGATCGCGAAGTGGGACTACGACCAACAGTTGCCGATGCAAAACATCGCGAACTTCACAAATCTGCTCAATGGCGGCGGCTATTCGAACACCACGACGCCGGTCTACTCTAATACCGGTGGTCAGGTGCTTGGCGCACTCTCTTCGCTGGCGGGTCTCTTTGCCCTCTGCGATGTCCGCACAAAGGTTCTACATAGCCTTGTCGGTTACATGCCGCTCCTTAGCGGTGAAAAGCTGGCGATCTACGAATTCTCATACAAGGACGATCCGGAAACGCGCTGGATTGGTCCTATCGCACAAGAAGTGGAAGAAAAGACGGATACCAAAACAGTCATCGAAGTTGAGGGCGTGAAGGTCATCGATGTTGCTTCCCTGATGAAGGAGGCCGCGTAATGGCTGGTATCTGGGATTTCCTCAATCCGAACAGGAAGAAGAAGCCAGAGGGCAACGACCTTGAAGCGGTCATTGCTCCGAAGTCGGAAAACTTCCTGTCGCAATTCCTCCCTGAAGACCCCGATAAGCGCCAAGCACTCGCCAAGGCTCTCATTATGGGTGGCGCTAATGCGATGGCGGCTGGTGGTCCTTCGAAAGACCCGACGAACCTGCTTTCCGTACTTGGCGCTGGTCTGGCTGGTGGCGTCAAAGGCTACGACACCTCAATCGAAGCCGCATCGGATGCCTCTTACAAACGGGCGGCTGTTTCAGCGAACAACCTGAAGCTTCAGCAATCGGCGCTTGGTCAGAACCTACAGGAAGAATTCTTCAAGAAGTGGGGCGCTCCCGGTCCCGGTGGTTATCCGCCTGAAGCCTTGTACGATCTTCAGAAAATGCAGCTTGCAACGGGTGACGAGGAGTCCGCCCGTGCGACCCAAAAGCAAATCCAGCAGCTTCAACAGAGCGGCGCGGAAAAGGGTTTCGTCATCGGCGAAAACGGCTTCAGGCTCGCACCGGGCTATGGTGAAGGTCTGTTTGAGACGGAAAAACAGAAGGGACTCGGTTCGGCGGTAGGCAAGAATGCCGAATGGACGAGCGACCGGAAAGATTACATCTTTGGTCAGGAAGACCCGAACTTTACCCGCTATGAGAAGTCGAAGATTCCGGGTCTTAATCCGGGTACGGGCAAGTTCCTCGAAGAGTCTGGCAAACAGGCGGCTGAACGCGTTGCGAAGGCGCAAGTGGAAGCCCAAGGTGCGCAAACGCTTTCTGCCGACGTTCAGAAGATGGCTGAGATTGCTCGCCAGATCGGTTCCGGCAAGTGGGCTGAGATGAAAAACACCTACGGTCCATATCTGGAATCCGTGGGCATTAAGGTCGAAGGTCTTTCGGAGGGTCAGCTTCTCGAGTCGATGACATCCCGCGTTGCGCCGTCGTTGCGTGTTCCCGGTTCTGGCGCATCGTCTGATCTTGATGTCAGCATGTTCGTCAAATCTATCCCGTCGCTCGCGAAGTCGCCGGAAGGCAACCAGCTTATCGCCGACACGACCTCCGCAATCGCCAATCACAAAATGAAGGTCGCGGAAATCTATCGTCGGACGCAGACCCCGGAAGACGAGCTTTACGGCAACTTCAACGAAGCGGAAAAGCAGATTGCTGCCCTGCCGAACCCCTATTCGGCGTTCAACGAAGCGCGCAAGAACAGCAGTGAAACAACGGGTAGTGTCGGGTCTGAATCCACACCCGCCGCCAAGACCGGTCGTATTCCAGTTATCAATTCCGAAGCAGAATTCGATGCTCTTCCGCCCGGTGCTTCCTATCGCTTCCCTGACGAGACGATCGTGAGGCAGAAGCGGTAATGGCGGGATACATTCGATACGCCAACCAAGGCGCGACCCGTAACCGCCCGCTCGATGAAGACCTTATCAAGCGTCTGCAATATCTTGAGCAAATGGGTATCACCGCTCATGTTATTTCCGGCGGTCAACCCGGCAAAGATGAAGGCGGGGCAAGGACCGGCTCAACCCGCCATGACCACGGTCATTCCATGGATGCGGACTTCTATATCGGCGATCGTAAGCTCGATTGGAACAACCCGGATGACTTGCCGATCTTCCGGGAAATTGTCGCGCGCGGCAAGGCTGCTGGCATTACCGGAATTGGTGGTGCCGACGATTACATGGGTGCCGGAAGGCTCCACATGGGCATGGGCGCTCCCGCCGTTTGGGGAGCCGGTGGAAAGTCCGACAATGCCCCCACTTGGCTAAGAGAGGCATACAACGGCGCACCAAGCGGGAAATTTGATCCAGTTGCCGAAGTCCTTGCGGCTGGTCCCAAACCCGAAACGGCGTTGCCGTCCGTAAAGCCGACCACGCCGGAAGTTCCTGTTCTTCAGGCCCAAGCCAAAGCTCCACCAACAGCCAAACCAGAGGAGCCGAAATCGCACAACGGCATTCTGGTCAAAGCCTACAATAAGCTCACCGGCAGCGATGTTCAGGTTCCCGGCACTATTCTTGGGGCTGAGACGGACGACGTGATGAAACAGTTTGCCGGTCTTGGCGACTTCGCCAAAGCCATTTCCGAAAGCGACGAGTCCATAAATAACCAAATACAGGCATCGGCGCGATCAGCTTCGGCAAGTAGAAATTCGGCTCCGGTCGAACTTCAGATGATCGGCAGCTATCAGCCGATTTCAAAGAAAAAGCGAAAGGGAAGCCTTTCGGGATTAGGGGGTTACCTGCTCTAAAATGAGTGATTGGAAATCGAAGGCAATTGCGAACAGCACGGTCGTTGGTGACATCCCGGAGTGGCGTAAACGCGCGATCGAACAGAGCCAAATTCAGCGTGACATCTTTGATGCTGGTCCGACCGAGCCCGACATCGATTTTAATGCTGACGATGCCCCTGCCCTCATTCGTATGGAAGTTGGCGCGCTCGATAAGCCAGAAGACCGTCTGCGCGCACTGCAAAAATCCTATCCCGATGCGAAACCCTACGGCTCGGATAACTTCATTTTTACCGATCCGAACACCGGCACGACCCGGCTGTACAACCACGAAAGCTGGTTTCCGTCTCTTGGCGACTTCGCATCAATCACCCCGGAAATTGGTGAGACGATCGGGGGCGCTGGTGGTGCGGTTGTTGGTGGTATCGGTGGCGGTGTTGCGGGTTCTGCCGTTCCTATCCTTGGTACGGGCGCGGGTGCCGTCACGGGTGGTATCGCTGGCGCTGGTGCCGGTTCGGTCGCCGGTCGTGAAGCCACCCAACGCGGCTTGAACTGGATTTTCGGAAACGAGGACACCCGTACTGGCAAGGAACAGCTTGTCGATGCCGCTCAAACGTTTGCCCTTGGTGCTGCTGGTGAAGGTGCCGGTCGTGCGCTTGGTGCTGGCATCACAGCGGGTAAAAACGCTTGGAATTCTAAGATCATCGGTGGCGTGGATGACGTTGCCAAGGTCCAAGAGCGTCTTGCCGATTGGCAGAAGATCGGGGTCGAACCCACGGCGGGCATGGTGTCCGGCAATAACAAGACATCCGTTCTTGAACACGCACTGATCAACACGCGATCGGGTGGCGAAATTCAGAGCCGAATCGATGATGCCTATGCCGCCCAATCGGACGAATTCGGTCGGATCATTTCCGGATTGTCAGACCGCCCGCTTTCGATTGCGGAAGCCGGGGAAGCTCTCAAGAAACAGGCTGAGTTGGCAAAGCAGTCTGGCTTTCAACGTGCCGAAAAACTTTATGACGACGTAGCGCAGAAGATCACGTCGCCCGCCGTCGTGGATAACACAAACTCATTCCTACAGAACCTTGCCAAGGAACGTGCCGCGTATGGCGAGTTCGATAGCCTTACCAAGGGCGCACAGGCCGATAAGGTCATCGAACAGACCGGTGCGATCATCTCCGACGCACAAAAGGGAATGACCTTCGACAAGCTGAAGGAGGCCCGGACATACGTCGGGCAAATCGCCGCCGACACCGAAGACAAGGTTCTTCAGAACCATCTGAACGGCCTCTATGCGTCCCTGACTGGTGACATGGAGAAAACCGCCGCTGCTTCCGGCGACGATGCGCTTCAGGCGTTCCGCAAGGCAAACAACAGTTATCGCCGTCTTGTCGATCCTGAGAAGGGATTTGGCAAAGGTTCGACCGCCGATACGCTCCTGAAGAAACCAACCGACGATATCCTAAATTGGGCGACCTCTGGCGCGAAGAATGGCGGTAGTCGAATTGCCCAAGTCCGTCGCACCATTCAAAAATCCGAAGGTGGTCAGGATGCTTGGAACGGCGTCATCTCTGGGTTGACCGAACGCCTAGGCAAGAACAGCGCGGACGAATTCGATCCGGGTACGTTCATGCGCAATTGGCGGAAAATGTCGGACGAAGCCAAGGGTGCGATCTTCAACGGCACGTCCAATGCACAGTTCAAAAACGACCTCGATACCCTTGCCCGGATTGCCGACAATTACACCAAGTATCGGAAGAACGCGAACCATTCGAACACGCAAAATCACCGATCGGCACTCAACAGTCTGAACCCCTTCGACAAGGACAACGCGGTTGTGTCGTTCCTTGGCTTGGCGGCGACGGCTGAACCGGTGTCGGCATTGGCGATCGGCGCTGCCAAAGGTGCGTCAAAACAGGGTGTCTCCCGCTTTTCACAGGCATCCCGCGCCAAGCTCCTGACCAGTCCTGAAACAGTGAATTGGCTCGCAAACCTGCCGAAAGCGCAAATGAAGAAAGGCGGCGTTAAAAACCATTTCGGGAAGCTCGCTGGTATCGCGAAATCGTCCTCCGACAATGCGTTGGCAGCGGCGATCAACGACTACCTTCGCGATCTCGGATACGACGAAAATAACCAATAAAAAGAGGCGGATAACGCACGATGACTGACTATTCAAACAGCGATTGGGATGAACTGGACGCAAACAATACGGGCGTGTCACCGAATGGTGTCCAAGGCGGGTACGCCCCCTCGTCTATCGCTCCGATCCTACGAGCCATGCGCGGTGCCGCGAAGCGTGACTATGTCCGGTCGAATGCGATCTACACCACGACCGGCGCAGGCAATTCTTACGTCCTGACCTTCCTTGCCGCTCCGTCCGGGTACACGAAGGGCGAGTATATTAGGTTCTTCGCAGACAAATCTAATACCGGCGCGGCAACGCTGAACATCAACGGACTCGGCGCGAAAGCTATCGTCATGTCCGATGGTTCGGCACTGACTGCCGATCAGATTAAGGCAAATCGCGCCATAGAGGTCTACTATAACGGCACTGCTTTCGTGCTAGTCGGCTTCATCGACCAAGGCATCAAATTCGCTGACATCTCGGCAAATACGCTGTCTCTCACTGCTGCTTTGTCGATTGCATCAGGCGGTACAGGCGCGAATACGGCTCCTGCCGCGCTGGCTGCTCTCGGTGGGAACAACGCAAACAATATCATCCTTGGGACGCTTGCTGATGCACGTCTACCGACGACTATGGCGGGCAAGACATTTTCCAGCGCCCTCGCATTTTCCAGCCAAACCGCGATCATTTCCACCGCAAACACAGGCGGAACCATTGTCTATGGCGGCACAGACGGCAACGGTGCCCACATCGAATTATACGGTGGTTCCCATGCTACCGCCCCAAGCCATGCCTATTACGATGCCGCCCAACATAACTTCAGAGGCCAAGCCGGGACTGGCACACCAACGTTTACGATCGGTGGCAACGCTGCTTGGCACGCTGGAAATGACGGGGCCGGTTCTGGACTTTCCGCTGACGATGTAGACGGCTATCACGCGTCGAGCCTATATCGTGCCGATGCAAATTTCACGACAAGCGGTAACCTGACCATTCAGAGTGGCGCTCCAACAGTCAACCTGTTCGATACAACTGGTAGCGCGTACGATGCTCGATTCATTGTAGATTCTAACAATTTCTACATTCAGAAGGCCCCGGATGCGGCAACATGGTCTACCATGATGCAGTTCGAAATGGACACTTCTAACTACTACTTTACCGGCAACATGATCGTTAGCGGTAACATCACATCGAATAATGGCAGATGGATTGGGGACGATGCTGGCAAAGCTGTTGTAGTAGCACCATCGTCCTCCTCTAACTACGCTGGCGCGATCTACCTTCGTCCAGATGGTGAAAACGATACTACTGGCGAGCTTGTTGTCACTCCATCAGCCTTAACGTTCGCGGGAAGTCATGTCGTCCGGCAAGACGGCGGTACATGGGGCATCAATATCTCTGGCTCGGCTGCTTCCGCCACCAGCGCAACCAGCGCCTCAAGTGCGACCAACGCTACTCGGGCTAACGTGTTGCGACAGAGTGGTTCCGGTAGCGATATGACCTTCAACTGGTCAGGACAGTCCGGGCAACCCTCATGGTTGTGGGGTGGCAACGACGGCACGAATATGTACGTCTGGAACCCGTCTAACTTCAGCGTCAACTATGCCAACAGCGCAGGTAATGCCGGAACGTTGGATGGTATCGACTCCAGCGGCTTCGCCCGCGTTTACACCGGATCGTCGTTGACCGAAACAACCTATGTGGTTGGTCATACTGTCCTTATGTACAGTACCGGCGCGATCATCGGATTGAACCAGCTTGCTACGCCCGCGCTAAGTACTTCTGGAAATCAGTTCGTTCGCCGCTCGGGCGAAGCGAGTGCGGGAACCGCCTTCGGTGGCACTTGGCGCGCACGCGGCGCACATTCTGATTCTGGTTTCTATCTAATGGAGAGAACTGCCTGATAATGCCGAATATTGACCCCATACTTCATGAAGTTTTTACGGTCCGCAAAACGGACCAACCCGATGCTTTTATCTTGGATGTGGAACTGACGGATTTTCGCGGGGAACGATATCGCTGCGAATATGTCAGCCATCCGGACGATGACTACGGTTTGAACCCCACAATTCGAAAGTGGCTGGTTGCTAATGACGGTGAATATACCGCTATTCCTTACATCGAAGTCGTCCCGACAATCGAAGAAATCCGGGAATCCATGCCGAAGCTTACTTCTCGTCAATTCTGGATGGCTGCGGCGAATATCGATGTCGACAAGGATTTGTTGGTGACATCGATCAAGACGGCGATGCCGGATTCAATTGACCGCAAGATGAAGATTGCCGAACTCGAAGCCAGCACTTTCGAACGGCTGAACCCGACCGTTATCGAACTTATGGAACTGATGGGTATTCCCGCCGAACAGGTTGACGCGCTTTGGATGTGGGCGGCTGACCTGTAGCGCTTGACTTAGCAACCCTCGGTAGCCTTTGCTGGTCCAAAATTGCATGGATCGGAACATGGATTCGGACGAGCATCTTCCCCGACTTGAACATTGGTTATCCCCGTGGCGGTCGGCTGTTGGCGGGCTTCTCCTATTGGCAGCGATTGCCGGTTCTGCCTTGATCGCATCGGGTCATTTGGTATCTCGAATGCTATCAGCAGAGCGTGCCCTGCTCTTTCTTGTAATGCTAATCCCGCTATCCGCTTGGCTGATCTACAAATCCGCAAAGATGAACCACCGAAGGCCATTAATCCTGATCTCTCCGGAAGGGATCATGTACCAAGGATTGGCGAACCGGGTAATTCGATGGACTGAAATAGACTCAGCAAAAGCAATGGATCGCCCTGTCAGCCTTTTTCATTCAATGAAACTGCTCCGCATCAGCTTAAAGCAAGGCATAGACAAGGATTTGATGAAACAAGTTGGGAGATGGAATATCGGGACATCCTCAACGACCTTCGATCTTCCTGCTCAAGGCTTTAGTCGCCCGCCTTCGGAGGTTGAAAGGATCGTCAACCGATATATCGCACGGTACGGGAAGGTAACGGAAGCCGCATCTAAATAGGAGCGATAATCTCCGATAGATCATGACAAAGCCGCTGTAGGGTTCTCCTGTCCTACAGCGGCTATCTTTTTATGGCAGGTGCTTTCGGTGAACTTTGACCACGATCCATTCGTTAAAGCAGTCCTCTCGTCGCAATACGTCATGCCTAAATTGCTCATGAGCTTCCATGAATGAAGCTTCGCCTTTCGACCGGCATAGATGAAGAATTTCCCGATAGAAACGGGCCGGACCGGCTTCTGCTACCAGAGCCTTCAACGCATCATTGCTGCCAAAGTACGTCAGCCAATCACTCTCTTTGACCACGGTCCTACGGCGCTTCTGCCCTTTCAAAGGAGGCAGTTTGCGAACACTGATGAGAGACTTTTTTCCGATATAGAAGCGACCAGTCTCGGTATCTGTGATGCGATAAACAAACGAAACAAAACTGCCGATATCTTCAGACGTAAAAGGCTTTCCATCATAGAACCACGTCATCCGGCGAAAAGATCGAACTCGGCTTTGCGACGTTTGGTCAAACCGGCAAGTGGCTTCAGCACACCATTAACACGGGCTTTGTCCCATTGGACCCACGCGCGCTCGATATCAGCCAATGAAGCCTTTGAATTGATCCTCTTTAGAAGAGTGGACGAACCAAGCGCGCCGACACCAAGGTTATAGGCAAATGAAACGAGTGCGCCGAACTGATCATCGTTTAGCGGGACTTTCACAAGACGTGCGACACCAGCTTCATATTCAGCCAAATCGGTCTTCAATAGCCGCTCGGCTTGAGCCTCGGTAATAGTCCTTCGGTTGATGACATCGGCGCGGGTAACGGACTTTGTATGCCCGTAACCAATTGTTGGGACATTCGCCGGACAGTAGTAGGCTCGCAGTTCACAGCCTTCGGATTTCTTGATGAGAGCGATCGCATCGGCAGATGTTTTGTTAGACATTCCTTTCCAAAAAAAAATCTTTTAATATCAATTAGTTGATTGACAAAGTGCGTGGAGTTGATATAATCAGGGTAACCGCTCGAAAATATATTAAGTACGGATTAGCTGTTCATCTAAGCTCGATTCCCGGCGAGATGAGCGAAGCGAGTGCCGAACATAAGTGAGGCCAGTTCAGCATATATTTAGGTATGATAAACGGTCAGCAGGATCACTGACCTGCTCTTTATCGTTTTGATCATGAGCTTTACTGGCCTCTACCAATCCGGCAATTTTGCTGGAACATTCCCGGATGATTTGAAGGCTATCTTCTATCTCAGACTTCCAACCCTCAATAAGGGCATGGCGCTCTGAAATAGACATTGTTTCGATGTCGATTTCGGTAAGCATCGTGATTTTTCGTCGACCTCAATTCTTGACATTCGGGACGAAATCAAACCCTAGATCAGCCCACGTTTTCCCAACGACAGACTCGTCAAAGTTCTGCATTAGGTAGCGCGATTTTCCGAATGCCAGACGAGTAATCACCTTCTCCGATTTCGTACAAACGTTCCAGATTGCTGGCTGGCTGATGAGGCCGTCGACCTCTCGTGATGCTTGGGCGCTCGAAGTAAATGATCCCCATGGCGTCTGAAATGTTCCGACATTGCGCATCTGCTTCCCGATCCATCTCTTCCGCATCTTCTCACGTTCATTGTCGGAAACCGTTCTAAGGCCTCCACCCGCACAATTCCGATTATAGACAGGCTGAAGAGCATCAATGTGCGCCTGTTCGCGATCAGTCAGCTTATCGTTAGGGCAGTATTCGAGTACGCAAAATTCCATTGCAGTATTACCGGTTCCCGTGGTTTGGAAATCGACAAGCATCTCTTCGCAGTAGTGATTGCCAAGATGAAGAGCACGGAAGTGATGATATTCACGCTTCGGCAAATTCGAAGATGCGCCCACGTAGCTCTTGCCGGTATCGCGATGTGTGATGATATAAATGCCGCTAGTATTGTTATTAGTCATTTTTGAAATTCTCCCTTGTTATTACGTAGTTATTTATGCAATCGCCAACTGCCATATGTGGTTTTTTGGCAACGAAATCCGCTATTTCGGAAAAAATATAAATAAAGATGAAGTTTTTTAAGGAGCTATTTTCAGGAGAAATAGCATTGGCAATAAAAGTTATTACCGTGGGCCTACAATCGCCCAATAGCGCGCTAACGGTCATCCAAAGGGGCGGAAAAAAGATCGTCCTAGCCTTGGTGATCAACATCGGCATAAGCGCAGAAAACCTGTCGAAGATCGATCCCGAAACGCCCGTCTCATTTGCTATTGAGGAAGTGCCTCTGGCGGCTGCCAAGAAACTGTTGGCAGAAAGCGAAGGCGACGATGTCGGAGGGCTTATTGCTGTCGAGTGGGGAAAACAGCTTCCAGAGGGAGAGACCCGGTTGGTCAAAGACTTCGTAAGGCAGTCCGTGATGGCTTTGCCGGTGATGGGATTAAGGCGGCAGGTAGCAGGATGAAGGCGGACGCGCATCCGTGCAGTGAATTTGGTGGAGTTTTATAGCAACGCATCGCCTATGCACGAATGTTGAGCTACACCTGCTTACCCGTTTCTTGAGGAAGTAGAGTGATAGCTCTTGTCCGTGATCTACTAACGAAGACCTTTGTCGGAAACCTTCTGGTGACTGCCTTCGCGATCCCTATGGGATTGGGAGTGCTGTCCGTGAATTTCGGCGAGGACAGTCTCGGTGATGTTGTCGGGCCACTTATCGCCCACTATGACAATACATCCGCCGGTATATGGGTTGCCGTGTTGGGAGACGGCATCGCCAAAGGCCCACGGGAACATTTGTTTCTCACCTTCACCGTATTCTTATTCCTACCCTCCTTTTTATACACAGCGTACAAGTTGGTCCGGCATCGAAACGGGCATGTCTCGACGGCATTGCGTAACAAGAACGGCATCTTTTGGTTGATGACAAACTTCATCGCGATCTTTGTCTTGACCTATTCGCTCGTTCCAAAATTTAGCCAAGCGTTCAACCTCCTTGCGATTTTCGCGATGACGGTGTTCATCGTCAGATACGCGTTGTTTCCCGGCGGTGATAAGGCCCTGGTTGCAAAATTCACCCCTCCGGGTCGTCAAGGGCAAACCGACCTATTAACGCGCGCCACACCTTTCATTTTCTTCTCGATGATCGTGATATCGCTCCTTCAGGAAATCACTGAATTCCCTTCCATAGCGGAAGGTCGGTGGGTTTACGTGGTGTTGGTCGCGGTCGAAGTTCTGGTGATCTCGTGTTCTGCCTTTTTAGGCAATCGGTTACCAGCGGTAGTATTTCTGATTGCCAGCGGGGTCGCGTTATGCGGATGGATCGACCGAGAAGTTTTAGAAGAGGTGAGACAGTTTTCGGCACAGTGGAACATCGCGCCGCGTGAGTCTGAATAGCCCTTGTCGATACGAAAAAATCTGCTACATCTGTTGCTACAAGAAGCTGAGCCATCCGACTGAAATCATTGGCTAAAATCGAACTATGAAATCCCACCTCTTCCGCCATATCATGATGGCGATGCCACGTGTCCAGTTCGGCGCAAGCCACGATTTCTATGGTCTCCTTAACCGGAATGATGCCGGCCGCAATTTGGGGACAATGACATGTCGAACGAAACAACTTCCTTTACTCAGCCCTCCGAACAGTCGAT